GTAGCAGTACCTACCTACGGGGTGATGGCAGTTGGGCCACTGTCACTGGGAGCGGTTCAGGTATTACCCGTACCGTATCTATCGTTGCGACCAATACTACCGCTGGCAGCAGCGCGACCACTGATTATGTCTACCTTGCGTCAAGTGGTATCACGGTGACGTTGCCGACGGCAGTGGGCAATAGCAACTTATACACCATTACCAACACCGATGGCAGCAACCTTACCGTAGCCACGACGGCTGCCCAGACAATCAACGGTAGTAGTAGTGCCAGTATTACCATAGCCAACATGAGCTTGAATTTTATATCTGACGGTAGCAACTGGCACGTAATATAGGACAAAAATATGAGTTATATCCCACCAAACCCGAACGGCCAAGCAACCAAGGCGAACAGTGCGCCGGTAGTAATTGCCAGCGATCAAGGCAACCTCAATGTCGCCATCGCCTCGGGCAACATTACCAACTACGCCCAAGAAACGGGCGGCAATCTCGCTAGCGTCGCTACGAACACGACCAACATTCCAAACGTAGTTGGCACGGCTGCCAGCGCCGTACCTTCCAAATTGGTACAGGTAGGTGGCTCAGATGGCACAAATGCCCGAGCCATTAAGACGAACACCAGTGGTCAGCTCGACGTACGTCCGTTAACTTCAAGTGACCAAGTAACGGTTGTTCCATCCGGCACGCAGACTGTATCTGGCACGGTGACGGCCAACGTCGGCACAACCAATGGTTTAGCGCTCGATGCAACACTAACCGGCGGCAATCTCCAGGCTCAGGGTAATATAGCATCAGCCGCGACGGACGCAGGTAACCCAGTAAAAGTTGGCGCAAAGTACAACTCAACCCGACCAACCTTTACGGATGGTCAGCGGGCCGACCTCCAGGTTGACCCGCGGGGTAACTTGGGTGTCATGATCTATAACGGCGCCAATACCGCTAGTTACGGTGCCGATAACGCTGATGGTGTTGCTACCAGTGCGACGGCCGATAAGATGCGTGTTATTAGCCGCAACTCCGTCTATAACGGAACCACTTACGACCGTATGATGGGTGACACCACCAATGGGGTCTGGGTCAACGTCAAAAACACCGTGGCAACGCCTGCCGGCACCAACCTTATCGGTAAGGTGGGAATCGACCAGACGACTCCAGGCACAACTAACGCGGTAGTCGATACGCCAGTGACCTCGGGTGGTCTGTCTATTGTTACGGGCTCAGTGGGCGGCACGGCAACTGCCATTAAGGCATCAGCCGGACAGCTGTACGGCTACCATTTGTTTAACACCACCGCAGCCGTCGCTTACGTGCAAATCTTCAATGTCGCTGCCGGTAGTGTCACGCTTGGCACCACCACGCCAACTATATCGATTGGTATTCCGGCTTCTGGCGGTGTAACGGTGAACTTCGATAAGGGGATTGCCTTTGGAACAGCCATTAGCTTCGCCTGTACCACCACTCGCACCGGTTCAACGGGTGCGACCTGTGACGTTAACTTCTTCTACAAGTAATGGCTGCTCCATCTCCAGGTACACCGGTTGCCACCGCGTTTAGCTCTTCCGTCACTTCTATGGCGGTAAGCATGCCTGCCACTGTCAACAGTGGTGACCGGCTCATCGCCGTGGTGTCGGTTCGTAACTCCGGCACGTGGTCAACGATTCCCACTGGCTTCACACAGCTCAAGCAACAGTTGGGCGGTGGTGGCTCGGTTGGTCAAACCACGTATTTCGAAAAGATTGCTGATGGCACCGAAGGTGGCACGACTAAGACGTGGGTTGCTTCGACCGGTACAACCGCTATTTGGGCTGTCATCAGAGTCACCGGCGCACATGCCTCAACCGCATCTGAAGTTACCAGTACGTCTGGCGATGCTACATCCGCCGACCCGCCAAGCATTACTCCGACTGGCGGTTCGAATGATTATTTGATTATTGCCGTTGCTGGACACGCGGCTGTTTCAGCCGCTGCATTTACGGCAGGGCCGACTGGCTACTCCGGCTTTGTGAACAACGGTGCTTCATCGGGCGGTTCAGCCGTCTCAATAGCTACCGCTACCAAACAACTGTCGGTCGCCACAACCGAAGACCCCGGTGCGTTTGCCGCCGGAGGGAGTAACCGCTTTTGGACGGCAGCTAGTATCGCGGTGTATCCAGCGAGTGGTGGAGGAGGTGGCGTAACGGCACATAATCTGTTATTCCTGGGAGTCGGGAGTTAACGCTCTAGTATAAGCGTGCTACAATAACCACAAATGGCTACTTACCAACTTTCAACCCTCGTTGATCTAGTCCGTAAACGTGTTCGTGATCCTAATTACGATGGCACCGAAATTACCCAGTACCTGAACGACACCCAGAATGACGTCTGTAATGAGTACCGGTTAAAGTTCATGGAAACGTACCACGACTACACGACTGTCGCTAATGTAGCTGACATTACCAACGGCACCGGATTACCGACTAACTTCCAGGTTGGCATCGACATGGTAGATATTACCGCTGGCGGCTACACCTTCATCCCCTACAAGGATATCGTCAGCCTTGACCAGATATATGGCAACCCGACTGACTCCATCCCGCTGACCGCTAACAACCCGACCTACTGGTACATGTACGCTGGCGTGCCGCAGTTATTCCCCGTACCGACGACTAGTAAGACACTCCGTTTTCGCTACTATTTGTCACCCACTGACTTAGCGAATGACGGTGACGTTCCCATTATTCCGGCAGCGTTCAAAGAGGTATTAGTGCTAGGTGCTGCTTATCGGGTGCTTCAGATTAAAGATAACTACGACCAAGCCGGTATTTTGCAAAACAAGTACGACGAAATACTCCAGAAGCTTGTCAACCAACGTTCAGTTAACCAGGTCGGCTCTTCGCAAACCGCCCGTATTAACCGCTACTCCATCGCCAAGAGGAACTTCTAGATGCCCTGGGCTAACCGTACCCGACGCCCAATCCCAACCGTCGCCAGCCAGCAAGCCGCGTACGACATGAATGATTACTCAGATGGGATGGACAGTTACACTAGTAACGACAAGTTCCCCGTCATGACTGGTCAGACACGTCGGCTGATGGGGCCAAACAAGTGGCGACTCGCCCAAGACGCCCGCATAACCACGATTGGCGAGTATGACACCCGTAAAGGGTTTGACTTTTACTCACAAGCCGCTGGCGAGACGCAAGACCAGGGTATCAGCAGTACGACCGGGGCAGCTGATATTAGCTTCTCGACCACCACACGCCTCGCCCAGAAGTTCACTACTACAGCGGGCGGCCAACTGACCCGGCTCGATATCAACATGAAGAACCCCAGCAGTAACGCTACTGGGGTCGTGCTCGTCAACTTGTACAGTGACGCTGCTGGCGCGCCGGGTACGTTAATCGCTTCGACATCTACCAACAGTATCAACATCACCAGTAGTAATAGTTACGTGACGTTTCTATTTGCTTCAGCCCCGCTGCTGCAAGTCAGTACCAGTTACTGGATAGTGCTGTACGTTCAGCCGACAGGTACCAATAGCTACACCTGGGCTTCTACGACTGCTTTCAGCAGCGCCAAGCTGTCAACTGACAGTGGCGCCACGTGGGTGGCCCAAAACTATGCGCTGAACTTCAAACAGTACTACAGTACGCTAACAGGGGTACTCGGTTTGGTACGCGTCTACAAGAACGACGGTACCAAGTACACTTTCTTTGCAGTCGGGACGACGCTGTATAGCATTAACGAGGCAACGGGTGCTCTTAATACCATTAAGACGGGATTGAACGCTGCCGCTACGCATTACCGATTTGCCTTCGCAAACGATATCTTGTGGTACGTGAACGGTTATGATGGTTACCGGAAGTATGATTTCACCACTGAGAGCCAAGTCAACGCCACGAATTACAACCTGATTTGCTGGCACAAAGGCCTGATGTTCCTCGGTGGCGGCCCTGACCCCAACGCCGTCGTCTTTTCCAACTTCGGCCTATACGATACCTTTACGAGTACTGATTTCATTTACGCCGGGGCGCCAAAAACCGGTGATCCACCGGTTTCCTTTAATTCACTCAACGGCTACTTGCTTATTCGCTGCAAGAACAACAACTTTATCCTATCCGGTGATAACAACGCCACCTTCAGTATTGACGAAGCGCCCGACCAAAAAGGTACCTACAGCCAAGAAACGGTCTGCCAAGATGAGCAGTTCGTCTACTTCCTGACCGACGATGGGTTGCGGCGCAGTAATGGCTCGGAATCGAAATTGATTAGCACGGCCGCGTACGAGGAAGTCAAGAACATTAGCAACAAGGCGGGAGCTTGCGTGGCAATTAGCAAGGGACGCCTCTACTTGTGGTACGCCAGCGCCACGAGTGGTAGCAACGATAGCTGTTTCGTCTGGAACGTCAACTTTAACTACTGCTTAGAAAGTAAGGACACGGGCGCCTACGTGCAGCGGGCTTTCACGGCTTACGGTGACAACGACCAGCTCATTGTTGGTAGCTCAGTCGTCGGCCAAGTTCACTGGCAGGAACTGGCAACCAATGAGTACAACAATCTCGGTGAAGCTTTACAGTGGGAGCTGCGCGGGCCGTACTTCACCAATTACAATCCAGCCGTCTTAAAAGAGTTTCGGTACTGGGAACCACGCTTCGCCGCCCAGTCGGGTAACTATAGTATTGACTGTCAGTACGCTTACGACCTGCGCGAAAACTGGCAGACACTTAGCAGCCAGAACGTCCAGGGTGTGGGCCCAGTCTGGGGCAGTGGCATTACGTGGGGAAGTTTCACGTGGGGTACGACAGTCAGCGTCCAATCGCAACTGTCTATTCCCGGCGAATACCAGCGCCTAGCGGTACGTTACAAACACACTGGGACGCGCCAACCGTGTAAGTTCTACGGCCACTCATTCGTGCTGCAATCACGGAGGATGCGCTAAATGGTGTTACTGCCACTGAGTTCCGACAACAGCCAGTCCGGTAACTACAACCAGGTCAACAACATGGTGCGGCAGCTCAACAAGGAGCAGACCACTAAAGTCTTTAAGGGTAGCGGGAATAATATCGCGGTTATCGAAGGCCAGCTGCCCTACGACGGCGGCTATGGTACTCTCTACTATGACGCCAACGGTATTCCCACCATTGTCATTGGGGTGCTCCCTGACGGCACAACCGGTCTCGTGATTGCCAAACCAGGAGTCAACGTCTTAAGTCTATTCAGTTAACTATGGCCCTGCTCGATCACGTCAAAGACATCGCTTTTGCCAGCCGCATTCCAGTGGATCAAATACTAGGTACGTTTAGCGGCAGCCTCAGTGTCAACGCCACCAGTACGACAACTTTTCCCGATAAGGTAAGCGCCAGTACGACGGTGACAACGAACATTCCCGAACGGACGTTTTTTCAGGGTGTTTTCTCAACCGACAACGGGGTGACATGGGTTGACTTCAACTCTAACCGATCAATCCAGCTCGGTGGCTTCGCTAACTTACAAACCCAAATGGTCTATGGGCGGTCGTTGCCAGGCCAACTAGTTATCACCGGTGATAACTGGAACCGCACCAGTGATGGCATTACTTTTACGGCTAGTCCGGTGACATTTCTGTTTAAAGTGGTACTGTTTGCCATGCCCGGCCAGGGCAACATCACGCCCCAACCAGCTGCACAACAACGCAACTTTAACTCGCAGCTTAACTACCAGAAGATATTTACCGATACCCCCGCCAATTTTAGCTGGCCGATTGGGGCGACGACTGCCACGCTCAACCATAATCTTGGGTACGTTCCGAAGTACCGTCTGTATATTAGTAACTTCTCGTTTGCGGCCGATAACACGGCGCTGTATGACTTTGGCTACTTCGTCAGCCAGTACACCATTTTCCAGGCTTGGAGTGACAATAATACTTTGTCGCTGTACTTTGATAACAGCAGCGGCGCTGGACCGATGACCGGCACTATATACGTCAGGATTTACTATGCCGATAACTAAGTTCAGCCAGACCCGTTTCGCCAGCTTCCTGGCAGGGTTGGAAAACTACAACAATGTGCCGTTCTTCTTCAGTGTAGATGCCCAGACACTGCCTGCGGGCGGCGTCAGTAAGTGGCAGACTGACGTTCCAATTAGTAACACCAACGCCATTACGAGCCTGCAACTGGCCTACACGCTCGATAATGTCTGGCGTTTCACGAGCGGTGCCATTACCTTGACGTACAACGCCGGGCAATTCCAAGTCGAAACATTGACGTACTACTCGGGCAGTAACTTACACGTTGAAACGTACGTCATCAATCAGACTGGTGGCAGTCTCAGCCTCGGCCAATTCTTCGTGAATTTACGGGTATCGCTGTTTAACGCCCCATTTTAACGGTACATTTCAATCACCCGGCAGCCACCGGTGAAGTACTTGTACACCTGCCGTCCATCAGCTGCGGTCGTCGGAACGAGAAAGTTAGCTCGGTCGTCGAGAGTGCTTTGTGGTGTGGTGCTGTCAATGCCCCGACCGAGACAGTACCATTGCATGTAGATGAAGTTATCGGTGTTATCGGGAGCAAAGAGGGCAGCCAATTGGGTGGCCTGTCTGACGACTGTCTGGTGGAGTGTTTCGACGGGATCGGCTGCCGGGGCTGGATCGGCGGTGTTATCGTCAGTTGGTGGCGGGGTCGGGGCGGCATTAGTAATCGGGTCAACCGTTACCGGATCAGTTTCGGTAGATTCACTGGTGAGAGGATGGGTGGGCGCGTCGCCGCTGTCGTCATTGTTCACTTTAACTGATTGTACCGCTTTGTGGGTAGTGGTGGGTAGTGGTTTATGCGTGGTGAGGGCAGCCGTGGTGCCACCAATAACGAGCAGGGAACTGATACCAGTAATGAGTAGCTTCGTTTTTATCATAAGCCTAATATACAGTATAACAATGAATTTGTCAAGTACCAATTGTCAAGTATTGTAAGGTTTGTTACAATTCAGCTAATCGGGCTAACGTATCTACTTATGATGTTAGCGACTTACGAACCAAATACGAACAGAGCAGGGCAGTAATGGCTGCTCAGACGCTCGATCAGGTGCTTGCTAGTCTCAGCTCTGTGTATGACCCGCAGGTGCAGAGTATTCAGGCCCAGCAAGCGCAGTTGCCCCAGCAACAGCAGAGCGATGAAGCTGCTCTCAAAGCCCAGGAAACGAGCTCGTACAACGATATTTTAAACGGCGCCCGTAGCCGTGGCACTGGTGTTGCTTTTGGCGGCATTCCACTACAGGAACAAGCCCAGTACAACGCCACAAACTACTTACCTGCCCTCGCCAACCTGAAAAGCTCCTACGCCACCAAAGGCAGCGCTCTTCAGGATGCCCTGAATCAAATAAATGAGAACCGGACCAACAACGCCCAGCAGATTTACCAGTTCGGCCAGCAGCAAGACCTCGCCGAACGCCAATTCCAGTACCAACAGGCTAAAGACGCTGCCGACCGGGCCGCTGCTGCGCGGGCTGCGGCTGCTGCTTTTAGTCCCACGCTCGGTTACTCGGGTGCTAGCACGGGGACGGCTTCGGCTCCGGCCGCCCCAGCGGCGAAGGCTGACCCGTACGCTGCTATTAACAAGCAGAACGCCCAGACTGCCATCACCCAGTTGTTGAACACCAAGAACACGGCGCTGATTAACCAAACGTACAACGCCATTAAGAGTAGCGCGGCCCACGGCAACATTTATGACCAGTACAAAATGCAATTATTTGATTCAATACTAAACCCACCTAAGAACACGACGAGTGCCAACAGTGGTTCGCCATACCTACAGTTACTCAAAAACGCCATTAACTACAAGGCACCGACCAAAGTAAACAACAGCATTACTAACTTGGGTGGTAGTACGAGTGGACTCGCGAGGTTGGGACTGTAATGGCATACGCGCCAATTGATCCAAACGAACTAGCTGCCTTTCACCAGACACTGGTGGCGCCGCAACAGCAGAGTCACCCCGGTAACTTCTTGACGCATCTTATCCCGACGATTGGGGGTACTGGTGGTGCAATTGGTGGGGCAGCCCTTGGTACCGCAATTGCACCGGGTATTGGCACCCTACTGGGCGCCTTACTGGGTGGTGCCACCGGAGGTGCCGCTGGTAAGGTTGGTGAAAATGCTGCCGAGCATCAGAAACTCACCAATGGGGTGGCAGGGCAGGCCGTTGAACAGGGTGTACTCGGTGCAGGCCCACTGCGCCTCGCTAAACTCGGCACCGTCGGCGTCAAGGCTGGAGCAGAAGCCCTTGGCGCGGGAGAAGGGCTCGCCGGTGCTTTGACGGCAGCCGGGGAACGGGCCAATACACCGCTACTGGGTAACACCGCGAAGAATCTCGTCACTCAAGGTCAAGCCGCCCAAGGCCGGGTTTCTGGTATTAGTGCCGGACAGAAAATTGCCAACAAAGAGCTCACCCCCCAAGATACCGCTACCATGCTTCAGACGCTCCAGAATGAGGGCATTAAGACGGGGAACGCTAATAACACCCTGCGTGATGTCCAAGCTAAACTCGATCAGTACGGTTCGCAAATTAGCGATCACTTTACTGGTAATAACACTCCGCTCAGTAAGACTGATGTCAACAACATTGCCCGCGATTACGTGAAGAGTATCGGTACGTCTGACCCACGCGTCGTCAAAGAAGCCAACGTTATTGCTAACGATCTCAAGAATAGCGTCACCGACACCAAGGGACTGTGGGAGTTCCGTAAGGGGCTCGACAGCCGTATCCCCGACAGTAAGATGGCCGCCGGTGACAACGTGCTCTCTAACCAATTAAAAGCCGTCAAAGCCGGTCGGCAGTTCTTGGCAGACAAATTGGGAGCCGTTGACGGGATGCAGCAGTATCACGACTTATCTGAGATCAAGCCATTTATCTCAGCTGAAGCCAAACGCCTCAACAACCCCGGCGGCGGTCTCATTGGTCGCGTGGCAGCGTCCGGGCCAGTCCAAAAGGCTGAAGGTTCGCTCGGTAAGGCAACTGAACACCTTGGGAATGCCCTCGGTGGTGGTGAATCGCCAACGGCCGGTTTGACACCCGGCGCGATTGCCAGCCGGACGGTGCCTATTGGGGCTGCCCAAGCGCTCGCGCAGAGCTCACCGGCACAAAACGCAGCTACCCAGCCACCTCAGACTACCGGTTTATCGCCTGATTTGACTGCTGCATTGCTCAACGCCCAGCAGCAGCCAACTAACAACAGCCCGTATAGTCAAGATAACCTCATGGCCGATATTCAGCGTGATCCAAAGCACGCCAGTGACTACATTAGTACTTACTCGGCGCTCGACAAGATATTCAACCCGCAGCCGTCATCCAGTAGCACGATTAAGCCGACTTCGCAGCAGTACGGCCTCGCTCAAGGTGGTATGAACAGCCTTCAGCAGCTCGCCCAGTTAATTAGCAGTAATCCAAGTATCGTGGAGCGCAACGCCACACCAGGACAGGGCCTGCCGTTGGTTGGCAGTCTAATCACGAACGCCGCCGGGGCGGGCGATTACCACGCGTTGAGTGATAATGTGCTGCAAAGTCTCATCCACTTGGAAACCGGTGCCACGGCTACCCCGGAAGAAGTCAAGGCCGCCAAAGGTCAGCTCCCGCAACCAGGTGATAGCGCCCAATTACAGCAACAGAAAATCCAAAACCTGATGACGCTGTTCCAGCCCTACATCCAGGGTAATTCCGGTAACGCTGCTAATTCTGGCAGTTCCAGTGACTTAATTAACGCGCTGCTAGCGTCTGGCTACGGACAGTAAGGAGAAACACACATGGGCACCATATCAGTCACCCTTCCCCAAGATGGCACCACGGCCGACGTGGCCGACTACAATACCCCGATTACCACTATCGTTACGGCCATTAATGGCAACCTAGACAGCAGCAACATAAGTAGTCTATCGGGCACCAAAATAACCGCCGCTTCGTTACCGGCGAGCGCCTTTGACACTAATACCGCCGGGGGATGGCAGGCCGTCAGCGGTAGCTTCACCTATAATGCGAATAATGGTAACAAAGAGTTCGTCATCAACACACCATCTGATTTAACGGGTATACTCTCGGCGGGAATGCGTTTGCGTTATACCCGTGGGACAACACCACCTACGCAGTGTATGAGTTTCGCGGCGGCGAGTTCACAGACAGCTGCCAAGACGAGTCCCAGCGGCCTGACGTTTACCGGTAACTTTACATGTGAAACGTGGATTTACCTGCTGTCCTACCCAACCGGGGACGCTGCAATTATCGGCCGCGACAACACCGGCGGTGGTGGCTCGGGTTGGGAATTTGATATTAAGTCTGATGGACGCATCCAACTGTTTTGGCGCAATGCCAGCGGTACGAGTGCGGGCAGCACCTACCAAGCGATACCGCTCAATCGGTGGGTACACATCGCTGCCAGCGCAACCGTGGCAACCCCGACGGCTGCTTTTTACATTAACGGTTCGCTAGTCGCCTCGACTATGACCGCTACGGGTGCTACCTCAGTGGTACAAGCGACCGCTAACTTACAGATGGGGCGGGGTAACGCAAACACTGCGTACCTTAACGCCTACACGGCTGAGACCCGAGTTTGGGCAGCTGCTCAAACCCAATCGTCTACCCAGGCGAACATGGCGATTAACTGTGCTGGTAGTGAAACGAACCTCGTTGCATGTTTCCGGGGCGCCGGTGACTTTAGCGACAAGACATCGAACGCCAATACCTTGACGGCCGCCAACGGTGCAATTGCCACTCAGGCTGCTAATCCCTACAACGCGACGGAGTACGCTATCATCACGAAGGTGGCATCCAGTACGTTAACGGTCTTCACCGGTAATGACTACACTGTACCGAACGCGACGGTTCAGAACTTCTACTACAGTATGGTCAAGACGCCGTTCGGTTTCCCTTCCCAAAGTAGTAAGTGGTCGCTCGTTTTCCCTATGAATACGACCATTCCAAAATCATCCAGTCTTGTTCGCTTTCAGATGCAAAATATTGGTGGCCTCAATTTCGGCCTCCCCACTGGGTCATGGAAAATCAAGGCCCAGTACAATGGTTTGATGACATCAAGCGTAAGCCAGGGATTTAACATGGTATCATTCATCGTTGCCCCCACGACCACAGTCGACCTCACCAATAATCTTCCATACAATAAGTTGTTTACCCAGTTTGACTATCAGACGGCCGGTACTGAGCTCGACGCGCCAACCACCTATGCGGAAGACACTATCGACGTGTCCTCCCTTACCTCTTACTACCTACTTATCGGAAGCGCGTCGGCTAACATTAGCCTGCTGCAATTGACTCCAAACACGAATATTACATTTGAAAGCGCTTGGATATAGGAAAGAGTCGTATGAGCTACAACCAATTGGTCACGCCGAACCTCGATCCTGTACTCTACCAAGGCGGACACACCCTAACCGATTGGCTTGGCTGGTGTCTGCTCTACGGCCAGACTGCCTTTAACGTAGGATGGGCCGGTAGCAACGCATGGGAAGCTTGGAACGATCACGTACAATTCAAACACCAGAATTGGGATCTACCGAGCGGTGTGTACGTGCCGATTTGGTTCTCCGGCTACCACCAGATGGGTCACTTTGCCATTTATAAGGACGAGCAGGTCTGGTCAAGTCCGTACCACCACAAGCCAACCGCCGACGTCCTTCCATCCATTGCAGAAGTGGAGCGTATTTATGGAGTAGCGTACGTTGGCTGGAGTGAAGATATCGGCGGTACCCGGGTCATTGCACCAATTGACGTTCCCGCGCCTGCGCCCATCGTGGTAGCGAGCACTCCACTACCGGTACCAGTCATTGTAGCAAGCCCACCGCCACCTTCTGGAGCGGCTCCAATCCCTATTCCAACTGAAACATACACTCTCGTAGTAGATGTCAAAGGTTACAGCACTTCCAACTCGGCCGCTAACCACATTAATTGGAATGGTCACACCATGGTACCGGCTGGTGAGGGTTACTATGTGTTTAATAAGAAAACCGTTGATGGGAAAATAGTTGCCTACAACTTGACGCGCACCGCTGGTGTGGCTGGTAACTGGATCAACCCCGATGACAATCACGTACCAGAACCGCCTACACCAGTTCCGACGGATAATGGATGGGTAGGCCCACGCGAGAGTGGTACCCCCGAACCGGCTCCCGAGCCACCCCTACAACCTGTAGTACGTGAATCACAGATACCTAAAAAGCCCTCTGAAGTACCCATTGGAACTCAAGCAGACAACACCTGGAAATCAAGTTACCAAGTGTTGAACCCGCAGAACCGTAGCGAGGAGTATGAACTGGTACAGCCCTGGACGATGAAGGAATACAGCGGCAAGAAGAACCCCGTACCTCTGGCAGACGGTATGAAACTGAATATTACCGGTACGTTCATCAAGAACGGCGTCAAGTTCTACCGCACACGTTCCGCTCGAGACGAGTACTTTGCCTGGTGGTACGCCGTTCCCGCACTCGACGACAACAGCCGGGCTGTGATTGTGAAGTTGCCCCCCGAACCACAGCAAGCCCCCGATGAGTACCTGACCTTACAAGACGTTGCCTACTACTTAAAGAGTGACCTCTCCAAACTGAAGATTTGGGATGTCATCCGTAGAAAGAAAGTTAATAAATAAAGGATAAACAAATGCAAACTGTAACCCTTCCCTCCTGGCTCGTTAAAGTACTCGTCGCCGTGTACCACAACTGGGCAATTGTAGCCGCTGCCTTACTAGCGGGCCTCGTCACATCTGCCGTCGTGGCTTACGTCAAGCACCGCTACACCCTGAAGCAGGGCGTGGCGTTTAGCCAGGCAACCCTGCATAAGCTGCTACTGGCCGTATCGGCCGTCTTCACCGGTATCCAGTACTACCTGCCGTTCCTGCAAACGCACCTCCGCACATTGGAAACGCTGCCATATCTTGGCGGGTATGTGGTGAGCATCTACGCCGCTGCTAACTTTGTCTACGCCATTAAGGCCAAGACCTGGTTTACCAAGCTCTGGAACACGGCCGAGAAGCTCGACTCTATGCAGGTCACGCTTCCAACTCCGGTAGCACAGCCGCTAGCTCCGGCGCCGACAGATACGCCCGAGACTGCTGCTGACTTTGCAGCTTAAGCTTACAAACATCTTCCGTACAGGTGCGTAAGCTGCCCTTGTGGTGGCGCATATGGTGCTTGTAAACGGCTCGCTTCAATACTCGTACTTCCCGATTAAATAAAGGCTCTAGCATTAGGTCTAGGGCCTTTTTCGGTATATACAGCAGCACGAACAGCTTGAAGCTTATGACGACTTCAGCCCAGGTTGGATTTGGAAAGCTCATGTTTGTTATATCCTTTTGGATAGATATAACAGGTTAACTGTTCACTGACAAGACCCTAGTAATTAGGGTCTTTTGGTGTGACGTACTTCTGGGGAATTGATTTGGGTTTAGGTGGTTCGTAGGGACGGCCAGTTGCCTTTTCCCACATACCAACCCAATCGATCTGACGAACCTTAGGCATCCGAACGTAATTCTTCCTTATCTATTAACTTGTACCATTTTAGCAAAGTGTTTTTGCTGACACCTAACTCCTTGGCAGCAATGGTATTGCTGATACTGCGGCCGCCAAGTTTCAGGTTCTTCAGCCGCACTACATCGCCGTAGCGGTGCGGTAATCCCTTCTTAATAAAGAAGTTGTTGATGTGTACCACAATGCCACCCTCGGCTTCAATACTGGGTGTGGGGGATACTTTGTACGGCATGGCTAGAATGGAATGTCCGCTAAATCTACTGACTCACCCTCTACGGGATTCATCGGGTTACTGGCATGTACCCCGTCCATTGGGTCAGCTGAGGTATCAAGCGGAGCGCTATTAGTAGCAACTTCCTTCTCAGTCTCTAGCCATTCCAGGAACATGTCAGCGTCAGCAAGTACTACGTTGGTGTCTTTCTTAGCCGAACTCGCGTGGAAGTCTACCGAAGCCTTCAGGGCAACTGCCTTAGCAATGGCGTGTTCATCCTTGGGCGGGTAGTTGCCACGGGTGCCACCACCCGAACCACCTACTGGCTTATCGGGATTCTGGTCACGGACAAAACGTAGGTAAGGCTTATTTGCTTTCGATGTTTTCTGTTCTGTGTGTCCATAGACTTTATCTCCCATCCGAACTTTAGTGGGGTCTTTGACTACCCACTTAATCTGCTTACCTGGAAACTCCTCAAACTCAACTTCACACCAGGTGTTGCCGTTCTGGTCTTTGAAGTCTCCAATCTTAAAATCTTTTACTGTGACGGTCTGTGCCATTACGTTTTCTCCTTGGCTGGCTTGGGTAATCTAATGTCTACTACTAACTGGTACGGTCGCTCCATGTGAATTGCGTCACCTTGTGCTAAAGCTAAATCCAAATAGGGCTGAATTTTCTTCATCTTTGATACGGTCTCTTCAGTAACACCATCATAGAAATCGCTCATTGCTTTCGCTTTCGACGAGCTTGCTTGCGTTCGTATTCTGTTTGACCAGGATAGTTGCCGTACTGGTCAACTTCGCGGTGGTCGAACTGTGTCCACCACGCCTCTTTGGACATCTCGTGCTTTTCGCGGCTCATTACATCCTCCCTTGCTCGATTAACTTTAGCGTAAGGACTAGGATACTCATTAAAAGTGCGGCTCCGATAATTTCTGGGGAGGCAATAATGACCATACCAGTAAGGGCACCTAAGCCAAATGAAATCTTCGGACTACGGACATCTATGAAAGCTTTCGGTTTCGCCATAGCATTTCTCCTAAGCATTTACGGCACTCACATATGATTACGTGTTCTGGTTTCTTAGCCACTACATTTCCTCGTAGTAGACTTTAAATCCACCAATGTTTACATGTAAGCGTTCCCGCATTGATTCTAAGCGTTTTGCTGTGCTAAGTTCACGGCGTCGAGCCATTAAGTTAGTAAGCCTTTCGTTATAGTTGATGCTTGTTTCCATATCGATTACCTCTTTTCTTTGTTTGTACTTACCAGTATATGTGCATGGTTTATTATTGTCAACAGACATTTCTTGTAATGACTGAACTGCTAACGTGCTGTGCTACGCTTATGCTATGAGCTATGAGATAGGTCACCAATTTACGTTTAGTACGGAGCCAGCGGAAGAACCGGTACATCACTGGTACGATCCCGGCACCTACATATCGTTCCTGACGGTACACGGGAGGGTGTCTAACCCCTACCCAGTACTTGCAAGTTAAGCAGAAAGGTTTTGAACAATGAATTTATCTACGTTACTGACTGCCGTTTTCTTTATCCTCCTAGGTATTACCTGGATGGGCTGGGTGGCTATTAGCACCACATTCCTGGGGATGTTTGCGTTTGTTACTGGGTTGGTGTGGCTATTGGAGTCAGCGCACCCGGTTATGGTGTGGCGACGGCCACAGGCTTAGTCCTGCCAGATTGACCGGATGAGTATACCGGTCATAACGCCTATGATAAATGTGCCTACTATAAACATAGTTGCATTGTATAATGTATATACTTCAGAGTGCCAACTCCGAGGTGTTTAGACCGCTTTCGGGCGGTCTTTTCTATACTCAAAACCTCTTCCCCGGCACTTTTAGGCATGTAGTGCACTTTTTGCACTACATTTCAGTCCACCCCTGTTAATTACTTCCCCTGCCCTGCTGAGAGTGCTACAATATAAGTATAGGCACAATAATGTAAGGAGTTGGCAACTATATGAAGTACGTCTATATCCTAAAAGCAGGGGAAGACCATTACAAGGTAGGCGTGAGTATTAATGTAAGTAAAAGGCTCAACAGTATTCAAACTGGAAACGGTCATAAAGTTTATCTTGTTGCTACTAAACTATGCAAGGATTATCAAAAAGTTGAACGTGATCTTCATTTGAGATTGAAAGCAATGGGTAGTGGGGGAGGGTCAGAATGGTTCGTGTTGGAACCCGAAGATGTCATAAGATTATGCATATTACTTAATACCCAACCTGAAATTGATGTTTATGCAAATACGGACTTGAATGAACAATTAAAAGAACAGCGCATTCGCCATAAACATTTGGAACATAAACTTGATTCCATATTGAATATAGTTCAGGTCAAGCATATTAAAGCAAATGAGTTTAATAACGGTATTGATAGTTTTATACATGGTCCGAATCCTAAACTAAGTCATGCTGAGAAATCAGAACAAGAAGATAGGGTACTATACGAACAAGCAATAGAAGTAGTCAAAGATGCGGGTAAAGCATCCACATCCTTACTACAACGCCGACTTAGAATAGGGTATGGAAGAGCAGCACGATTAATAGAAGAACTAGAAGAGCAGAGTATCATCGGCCCCGCTGATGGTGCCCGTGCGCGCAGTGTTTTGGTTCCCGATACGATTACAGACTGACTCCACAAACTCGACAGCCTCAGTACAACCATAGCAGATAGCGGCGTGGACACCACAAGCAGCTAATGCTGCTAACCATTCCCGTTGCTCTGTGCTAACTTTGGATAAAGACTTCTTAGCCCGCTTTAGTTCCACGGCTATGATCTGATTGTTCTTGATAATGATGTAGTCCGGCCAGCCGGGGCTCACACCCTCACGTTTAACGCGTACAGCCCGCCTACGAGCCTCTGGGCTACTGCCTGTTTCATTGGGCGAGTGGTGGAACTTATACCCAGAAAGACGAAGCCACGCGACAAACTGCGTGGCTTCTTGAGATTCAGTTGGAATGGGCAGGTTACTCATTTTCTGGGAAGTGTAGCATACAAAATGGAGTGGAGTCATACACCCTTACAGCCGGTTGATCGCAATCAGCGCAGCTAATCATCTCCTCAGCCCCAACCATATACCGAACATAAAACAGCCAACTATCCAGAATACTATTTGCCAGCCACTCATCCTTTTATTTCCTCCTCAAGTGCCGCTAGGGCTTTCAGTTCCTTGCGTCGTAACTCGTTTGCGCCAATTACTTTGTCTACAGGGTGCCACTTTAGATCATCGAGAAGTATATTTTCTTGTTCGTACTCCCCAATCACCTCCGCCTTAACCCGCTCAAGCAGGGCTTGCTGTTCTTGGGCGAAGAGTTGAATGATTTTATCTGTCACGGGTTCTACGTCTAACATGCCCAAGCCGTGTGTGGCATTCTCGATTCGGTACTCGTCAACAGCATCTGCTACTTTCTCCCGTAGTGACTGCGGTACTAGGTTAGTTGGCATTGGTTAATGTCATCTCAATGAGATCTAAGACGCTCGATTCCATATTGCGTATAGACACTTCGATTGATGGTAAGTAGGTCTTTCGGTTAGTTGGCATTGTCATCCCTCCAAACTCCACATTGCTAACACGCAGATAGAAGCAAAGAAACAGAACGCCAGCATTTTAAGTAGATTACGGTGATCTTGGTTCATACCTCTCCTCTTTCGATTTGTTGGAACAGGGTTTCGTATTGGTCAATGGCACTATTGAACGCTGCAATCTCATTAACTGGCGGCCATATCTTGCCGCTATTGCCGATTACCAAGTCTGGTTGTGGTATGGTCTTCTTCGGCCCCAGCTCCCGCAGCTTAGCAATCAATTGGGTGTCGCGTTGGCGGATGAACTTGGCGATAGCGATTATGTCCCTGTCTTCCAATCTTCCGCCAAGGCTAATACGGCCTTTTACCCGGGGTAGTTGAATGCTTTTGAGTTGTGGCAATAGGTCAGCCAGCCACTGTTCACTAGCGGCTTCGCCTTTACTTGTGGGTTCGGGGGGATTCATTTCTCTCTCACAATCAGGTTTAGGTTACCTAGGTCACAGTGCTGTATGTCGTCGATGGCAATATCTGGTTTAAATCCTGGCTCAAAGACGTAATTACCTTCTGCATCTTTGCCGACCAGGTTCTTACCCGCATAGTCGTCAACGTATTTGCTGAGTCCAAGCGAGTTTACTACCTGGCGGGCGTATAGTTCACCACCGCCAGACCAGACAGTAATCCGGGTATTCTTAAACGAAGCTAGGGTGACTAGCAGGCTACGGATGCGCTCATTAGCTACTGGAACACCGCCATCCATGTCGCCCGGGCCGTCGTTGCGAATTAACGTGCCATCTACATCGAAGGCAATATGTACCTTTTTCACTCGCTTTTCTCCTCTTGTGGTTTGCTGGTTCGCAGGGTGGCTTCCACTTCGAGTGCGTACTTTTCTAGCTCAGTTATGCAAGCGGTGAGTGCAGGCTGTGCCATAGTAATATGTCTGGTCTGCTCCGCAGCGCCTTTAATGAGTCGTACGCACCCATTGATACCTTCTACATAGGAAAGTATGCGGGCCTCAGCCACAGCGGCCTGCTCATGGGCCTCAATAGCTGCTTTTGCGCGCTCCTCAATATCGATATTGTGATTGGCGTCGTCTTTGCCCGCTTCATATGCTGACTCAAGTGCTTCCTCGAACAAGTTTAGCCACTCGCTGTTGGGTTGCTCTGGTTGGTTAGACATTCCAGTTTCTCCATCTATAACTAATATCGCCTTTATATTGACGCTTGAAACACTTCGAGCATTGCCTGGTGTTTCTATCAATCATTACCCATTTGTGAAACATCATTCAGTTCCTTCCTGGGCGGCTTGCAGCTCGGCTAGGCGGTCATATAGCCGCTTCTCAAACTTATTCCACTCTGGTGTGGTCATGCCCGATTTATTCGCAGCATCATACCTAGTACGCTCAACTTCATCAATCCGTTCAGCCAACTCAGCCCGCTCCACTGCCTTTTGGCGGTCGGTGGCGATGAGTTGCATGAGATCGTCAATGCCGATTTCAATGATGTCTTGTGACTTGGTTTCCAGTGGCGAGGCACTACCGTTTGAGTACTGCTTCTGGCTGAACGTGACCAGCCCCTTGCGCACTAGGCCTGCCTTCAGTATTTGCTGACGAAGCTCTGCCGTCTGGTCTGGGGTATTATTAGTGGGTGTTGCTCGTACTCTCTCGGTGTCTGTCATATGCCTGCCCCATAAGTATCACCTTTAGGGTTATTTGTACCGTCGCAATCAGGATGTTCGCTGCAATCGTAGTGGTCGTTAGTCTTGAATAGTTTGCTCATTTATCCGCCTTTTGGGTTAGTTCAGGATTTTCATAGGGTTGGCACGGCAGGTTTTGCTTGGCCCATACGCCACCCATAAATACACCATAGTCGGGTAGACTTTCCCGTTTCTCTACAAGCTTGCCGCAGTGAGTACAGACAACACCACCTTTGGATTCATCAAAGTCTAACTCTTTATGCTCTAACTTATGGTCGTAAGTTCGTGGAAACATTCTCTATACTCCTTAGTTACTTAATCTTTCCTTAGGTGCTGACTGCTGATGGTAAGGCAAGAATACGGTTTAGCAGGAGTCGAACCTGCTCAGTCCTGATTAACTTCCCGTACTATCGTCGTCTTGCTACGACACTTACCATCAACGGCCAACATCTAGGGTTTGTAATGGGGTGGCAAATTGCCACCCTCTTTATGGTGGGCTAGGCTTGAGCTCTCCTCAGGTAATACCCGTATTATTTCAACGGTGAAGTGCTCAAGTTAGTCTCGCCCATAAATACTCGGAGTGGAAAGTTAACCTGGTTGCCGTAGCGCGTTTGTTAAACGTTGCTTAACTTTCCACTTGGAATATTCCTGATGATTGACTAGCAAAGGCTGGCGGCGGTAACGGGCAAACGTGAACTGCTAAACCTGGATATAAGGGTTAATTACTCCCTAACCATTTTTATCGCTATCACCGCCAGCTATCCGCTAGTCAACCTCTTGATAATGAGCAAATTAGGACTGGGGAGCCGGAAGTAGCCTTGCAGTGCTACAGCCTGACTGAGTGGCGGCCAACCATATCCGGCTTCTGCAAGCCCCAAACTACCCATCATCTCTTGTAAATGTACCTGAAGGCGGTGGGAAGGCAGAGCCTCTCACCACTGCACGCCGGAGCATTCGACTGCTACCACAGACTCCTGTACCTTCATGCGTTCTCTAGTACTAGAGTGCCGAACTGGCCTCGGGCGACCCCCACTAGGTTTCGGGGTTCCGGGCAAACCTACATAAAAGCGTCTCTCTTTCGCCACTTCCCACCGCCAATGGGATACATTTTCTTGGCTGTTAAAGAACCGGGGAATGCTGGCTGCCAAAATGGATTCTCATTTAACCTGCGTTCTAACGTTGCAACGTAGCAGGCACCAGCGGGTTGTTAATCTCCGTAAATCTTACTTAACCGGATATGATATTCACCCATTTTGATGTGGTGACTCCGCCACTCCCGGGCAAGTTCTTTCATGGCTGTCAGTTGTTCGGTAGTGAAGTTACGCATTTATTTCATCTCCTGTGAATGTTCTTCAATGAACTTTTGGGCACAGTCTCGGCAGTAAATACCTAGTTGCTCATCTTCGCCCCTGAACCATGTGCCGTGCATGTAGAGACGTTTGAATCCTTTTGGATGCTCACGAACCCCGCACTGGCTACAGAGGCTGCGTACAACGTGTTTCTTGCGGTCGTAACGTCCATGTGATTCAAAGACGTATCCTGTTCTACTCATTGCTCCATTTCTTCCTTAGTCTTGCTACTTTCAGTTGTCGTAAGCGGTCTACTTGTTCTAGTTCTTGGGTGATGGGGTGGAGGTTCATAGGCTGTTGAAATCTGCCTTGATCGCTTCAATATCCCCTTCAAGGTCACCGGTATTCATGTCGTGGTAGCTATGCTTGTCTACTATTTCATTGAACAGGGCTTTGATTTGCTGCTCGGTGTGTTCTAGGAAATAGTTGTAGTCCCAATCGTAAATCCCAGTACCTTTACAGGTCTTACAAGTCCGATCTAGTTCATCACTGTCGTAGTCAACGCCACCTCCGCCGCAAGGGCAGACTTGTGCGAAGGTATCTTTCTCGACGTTTTCTTTAAGTAGGTCTGTCAGTTTGCTCATCGTTCAATCTCCGTACCGCAAGGGCAGCGTAGTTTGGTTACTTCTTTATGCCGGGCGTACTGGGCGGAAATTCTAAGGTCATGTTCATCCGTGTATTTCCAGGCTACTGGGATAGTGAACTGGTGTTGATGCTTAGGTTTCTGATTTGCTGTGAGCCGTCGAGCCACTTGGGCATTAGCAGCAGCTGAATTAACATTTGAAAGCGGATTTTTGTTCAAGTTCTCTGCGTTATCTAGCCAGTTGTTTAAATATTCCACCATTACCAGCTCACAATCTCTAGGCCACAGTTATTGCAGATGTCATTTTCGAAGGAGTGGTTACAGTTGGCCTGGTAGCTGAACTGTTGGATGCTACTGAGGTCATTGTTAATTTGCTGTAGGACGGTCAGGGGTAAGCCTGCGCCACTGATTTCTATTGTAGTCATTTATTTGTTTCCTATTGTTTCTAGTTTATCGAGTATGTCGTGAGCGCCCTTATAGTACATGTCCATGAGTGCCTTGGTGATTGTGCTCACTGGTGCGTCCTTGAGTGTGCGGGCCACAGCAGTGAAGTCTCTGGCAGTCATTTACGTACCTTCGGGTTCTTCACGGTCGTGAATGGTGAATCGTGCAGATGTGCCACGTTATCCATCATAGCTTGTGTGAGTTGTTCTATCTCTTTGAATTGGGTTGAAAAGCTCATTTGCATTTCCCACAGGTACAATCCTGTAATTCGTTATTGTCGTCGAAGTAGCTTTGGCACTGGTATTGCTCGGTCATCACTTGCTCCTCCGTAGGTCGGCTAGGGTAAGCATCTGCTTTGCCTGGCGCTTAGGGTTTGCGATCTGTATAACATTGGCTGTCATCACGGAGCCGCCTGGAAGGTTAGTCTTGGGCGTTGCGATAACGTGGTATTTGTGTAAGCTCATGATATTCTGATCCCCTCATGGTTACTGGTTTATAAGGTAGATTCGGTTGGGGAAGCCTTGGCGTTCCGCTCGTTGAATCTACTGAGTAGTGTATACCTTGCTCAATAACAAGTCAAGCACTATTTACTAACATGGTTATGGATTGCTGCATCCACAATAGCTAGCTCGAGGGCTTTCTTCTTAGTACGCCCAGTTTCATCGGCTAGACGGTTCAATAACTCTTTATATTCTTTGTCCACATAAGGAAGAGCAGAGTGCTTTTCTGAGTTGTATCCTCGGGGTTGTGCCATTACAGGTTCACTTCTTTCTTTAGGTTGTTGTTAAGCAGTAGAAGGGGATTGGCTTCTGTAGTTTCCTTATAACCCATTACATACCTATATAGACGGAGCTTATTCTTACGACTTATACGGCTATTGTTGTATATAACTTCTTCTGTCATCCATAAGTCTGGTACATCGGCATATGGTTTATGAGCGAACTCAGCTGTCGTTCCATAGCCATACCATCTGTTAGCAATCCATACCTTTACATATTTGTTACGCAGTTTAAAAACAGCCCAATAGTTATCTGCGAAAACAATAGGCGACAACCGAGTGAGTAATAAGTCTATAAACTCATCAGCGGCTTTATCATACTTATACAAACTGATTGCACTTAAATAACAGTTCAATAGATCGTTCATGTGTACTACTATACCCCACTAACACCCTCTTGACAATAAAAGCCATTACTGCTATTATGTAATCACTATGAAAGAAACACAAATACTAGAACAATTTACCATTACCCGTGACGGGGAACTAGACCCGAGCTTCGTCCGTCAGCAACGCGTAGAAGCCCTCCAAGCCGCTTTAGGCACCGCGGCCAATACGTTTACCAGTATCGTGTATAAAGGCGCTGAAATGGCCGGAAAAGTGGCCTTACTAAGTTATGCCAATGTGTATGACAGTATTTCGGAGACGAATTATGCAGAGCAACTGCGCAATCGTTGGCCTGAATTTGGCCCAGAGCGTAATGTGTTGGTATAATCAAACTCGTGAGCGCACCCTCACACATTTCGATAAGTAAACACCTCCCTTGATCCCGGAGGTGTTTCTTTTTGCTATACTACAGCCACGGTATCCATGCTGTACCGTAAGCTAAATACAACCCCCAAGTACTTTGATTACCTCTTTGCGCTTGGGGGTTTTAGGTTATAGAGAGATGCAGTGCAGTTCTTCACCACAGAACACACAAGCGCCTTGACCGTTGTCCATGCAGGGAATGAGGCTGTTCTTGTTCGTCATAATTCTCCTTATTTTACACCATTAGCCGCCCATTTCCCCCGTGAGGGCTAGTGTGCTTGCTCATTCTCGAAAACCAATGCAGGCCATTTAGGTTTAGCTTGGCACCAACCGCCTCCACGCACCTTATCACTGCCGTACTTCATGGCGTACTCAAGCGTCATGTCGTCTTCAAGCTTACTCACTTCATCCTGGGAGTAAAGGTTGGTCTTACGTACCTCAAATATCTCAATGGGCTTGTTCTGCTTCGTCCATATGGCACCTTTGCCCTTACAGTGCTTCTTAAAGCGTCGTTCAACATTAAAGCTCATTCCTACATACCAACATTCATTTTGGAGTCGGAGTGCATACAGAGAAACCTTATTATTGCCGTACGAAGCTGTTTCACGGAGCATCTTTAGTTCCTCGCGTAGCTTGCGGGCGTCAGTCCTGAGTGTGCCTATACGTTGGTAGATGGCTTCTAGCTCAGTGACTATCTCCTTCTCTCGTGGCTTTATCTCACGATTCATTGACTTCCAGTTCTTACGTTCCTTACGTGTTGTGGGAACTTGGATAGTTACGTAAGGTTCGTGATTGTATACCGGTACTTTGGGCATAGTTCCTTCTTTCCTACTACTAGCAAGCAGCCAGTTTAAGTGTAGGGTTACCTAATGATAGTACGTACAAGTTTTAGCCTAGACATAACACCCATTGATGCACTAATTGCTCGTTGCAGGTTGGTTCTGTTTCCAGATGTAAGTCTTACTTCTGTGGCGTAGAATCCTCAGTAAGAAAGCCCGTAACCCTAAATTAATAGGCATTAGTCGTTTAGACCAGGTAGGGGCGTGCCTGTGAAGATTCTCTTTATAGCCATACTATGTACGACTACTTGCCTAAAAAGTATTGACGCATGAAGAATAATAGTCTAATATCTAAATAGAAGTTAGAGCAGCCCAGGGAAACCTGGGTTTTTCTTTATCCCCCATTTGCCTAGAAGTTAGAGCAAATAGTGCTTCTAACTGTAAGCATTCTCACACAAAAAAGCAAGTGTGCTATATTACGAAATGTAGACCCAAGAATGCCGGCGTGGCGAGAACTAGCCCCAGCAAGCTGTTACAGGCCCAAGGAACAGGCTAGCGCTTAATAGTCGGGTACGGGATGCGAACTGCACAGTAACTTGTTTACAGAGTATCAGCCTATCCGTACAAACTCGCCCGTGGTCTACACTAGAGTTTTCCCAAACTTTCCACATTTGTGTACTCCCCAGTTACTCGTAGCCGAGATTGGGGGGTTTTTAGTTAGAAGATACTAGACATGGATAGCACGACATGGTAGTATTAGGGTATGACAATAAAAGATGTACAAGACCTAGTAGCAGATATTGAAAGAAACAAACGTGACCCTGAGATGGCACATGGCTTCGAAGACGACCTATACCGTTTGGTACTGGAAGAAATTGCTTATGGGCTAACCCAGAATCCACAAGAATTGGCCGAAGCAGCCTTAGAAGCACAAGACATTGATTTTCCAAGGTGGAGTGCCTAATGCCTGATTACCACGTATGGGTACGCAAAGAAGATGAAACCATCTGGAACAGTATCCAGGACCGTCCAGAATGGCTCCACAAGAAGCTACAGGAAGAGAAAGATCGGCACACCCGTATTGATGGGATAATTAAAGAGGTAAACGATTTATGACTAAAGACGACTGCCCCCTATTCGGTTCCCACAAGTTCTTTATTGCCAAAACATATGACGTGTATGAGCCAGTAGTTACCCACAAAAACCTCTATGAGAAAGTAGAATATGCCGTACTCGGTTGTAATTGCTCTGCTGTGGTTAAGATGCGGGTTAAGGAGGGGTAGAGGATGAGTAAAATCAATGAGGCTGTCTCTTATGGAACACAAGGACTTATGTTGGCTACGGGAATATTACTAGTTCCAAGCCATTCATTTATTAAGAGTGCAGTGGGTGTAGTATTGTTCATCGTAGGGCTAGATTGGAGGATAAAATCTTGGCTTTCATCGTAATGCACGACCGTCGTACCAAGTCCGTAACCGCCGAGCAGGGTTTACACATCTGGCAAGTACTAAACGGCGAAGCTGAACCAGAGAACGAACAGCAAGCCGAGTTTATCGCCCAGATCGAGCGTATCTACCTAAACCGTAAGAACGCTCCTGCTAGTTACCTAGCCATGTACCCTGAACCACTAGAGATTAAAGACTCATATGCGAGTACGTTAGGAGTGAGGAAGTGATTACCGAACAAGAATTAGCTGTACAGATGTGTGCTATACCTGTTAGAGATTTGCAAACATTAGCTAAGAAACTATGGCCATCTAGCCCTACCAGCATTGAACGTCGGGCTTCGACTCCACATCTTACGTATAGTGGCCGTCGTTCCACGGAGGTTAAACCACCTAGGCCAGTTAAAGGCAGTTGGCAGTATCATTTGCAGAAGATGGTTATTGCTGATGATCCAACTCAATATCTAAAGGATAATATCTAATGAAACTAACCCGTAAGATGCCGTATAGCCAGGAAGAGATTGCCGAACAGGTTGGCCAGATTGGCGATATGATGAAGCTCCGTGACAAGACCATGCAACTCGTCACGGTTCACCAGAAGTCAGATAAGCAGAAAAAGTATTTAACGGAGCTTGATGCAATGGATGGTAATATCTTGATTGCGAATCATGTGTTAGAGCACATGTTGACGCGTAATGTGAAGGGGAAGAAATGACAGGGATAGATGAGTTTGAATATAGCGTAGTTCCAAACTACTACGCCATGAACTTTGACGTTACTAAAGGTGAGAAAGTTGGCTATGCCAAAGTACTGAAAATTAAAGTCAAGGTAAATGGTGATCTTCATACCTCTAGTTATGAGTTACCTAATATTAGGCCATATGAGACTGAGCTTGACTACTATACCGAGCGTGCCTTGTATGATCTTAAGAAGCTGTTAAAAGAAACCGAAGAAGCAAAGGAGAAATAGACATGGCTGGCACGAAATCAGGCGGTATGGCCGCTGCTCGTACTAACAAGTTAAAGCATGGCCCCGACTTTTACAGAGAGATCGGAGCTAAAGGCGGTAAGAACGGCCGTACCGGTGGCTTTGCTGCTGGTGAAGAGGGTAGGGTGCGTGCTCGCGTATTTGGTGCTATTGGCGGTAAGAAATCTAAGCGGGTGTACACCGATGAAGAACGCAAGAAAGCTGGGGAGTGGCTACAAGCAGGAAGGATGGCTAAGCGGGGATGAGTGATACTGACCAAAAACTTAGGGAAATTCTTGAAACTGGTTGTGACGTTACGACTGCTCCCGGTGGTGAAGCAATAGGTACAGTAGATGTGCCTGATGAAACCATAGAAGAAATTAAGCAAGCGTTCGCCGATGCTGGGTATATACAGCTACCCAACTTAAAGCCAGGTGACTACATCACGATAAATGCTGGCACCGTTATGATTAATAGAGATGGCACCATGACTCCTGTAACTAGGATGACCGGTCAGGAGTGGTTTGATAGATTTGAGAAGGAATTGCGAGGATTTACATTTGCTGACAATCACGATTCAAGGGAGTCCGTAAATCAATGTTGGGAAGCTGCTAAGCGTGCCGCTGGACTAGATGACACCCAAGCAAACAATTAGTGATACGATACATTTATGGCTGCTGTCAGTTGCGCTGGTACTACTGTTATTGATACGGTGGACTAGACGAAATAGGCCATAAGTGGTACAAAATAGCTAGATTAAGGCTAGACTATGGCAGACCCAAAAGACAATTTAATACACATTACTAGTGAAACTGCAAGCGAGCTAGGTCGTAAAGGCGGCCTGGCTAAAAAGGGCAAGAAGCACATCAATACCTGGGTGCAGGAGCTGTTGCACGATGAAGATTTTAAAATGACTATCCTACAAGGATACAAGATGGTCGAGTTCAAAGGTGCTCCCATTAAGGCAATTATTCAAGCCCAGATTACTAAGGCGGCGAGTGGCGACACGGCTGCTTATAAAGCACTGTTTGAGTCGGGTTGGGCCAAACGTCAGGAGATTGACGCCACCGTAAAACAGGTCACGCCTATCATGTCTCTAGAGGAACACGATGCCCTATCTGGAAACGACGGCAACCAAGAAAGTTAAGCGCCTGCACAAGCGCATACGCTTACTAGCGGGTGGTACCAGTGCAAGTAAAACCATTAGCACGCTTCTGTATCTCATTGCAAGGTGTCAGTATGATCAAAAACCAACGCTAACCTCTGTAGTCAGTGAATCATTTCCTCATTTACGCCGGGGCGCCATGCGTGACTTCTTAAACATCATGGAGGAGCACAGTTATTACGAAGACGCTCGGTGGTCTAAGACTGACTTTACATACACCTTTGAGACAGGCAGTAAACTCGAGTTCTTTAGTGCCGACCAGCCGAGTAAGGTGCGTGGCCCCCGTCGAGACCGTCTGTACGTCAACGAGGTCAACAATGTGCCCAAAGAAGCCTGGGAACAGCTATTGTTTCGTACTCGAGAGTTTGCCCTAGCGGACTGGAACCCAGTCAATGACTTCTACATGTACGACGATTATGGTCTGCAAGACGAGCGGGAACCGAGTACCACTGACGATCGCGTAGACTTCCTAATCCTCACCTATAAGGACAATGAAGCTTTGGAGGCCGCTATTATCGAGGATATCGAACGCAAGGCCCGTAGTAACCCGCAGTGGGGGAAAGTCTATGCAGAGGGTAAACGCGGCGATCTTGAGGGTAAAATCTTTACTGGCTGGAAGATCATAGACGAGATACCACACGAGGCACGTTTGGAACGACGCGGTTTGGACTTCGGTTTTACCAATGACCCAACCGCACTTGTAGATATCTACTACTATAATGGTGGTTATATTCTCGATGAGCAGCTGTACCGTAAGGGAATGCATAACAAGGACATCGCCGACAAGATTAACGCATTGCCACAGTCAAATATACTTGTCGTGGCAGATTCTGCCGAACCGAAGAGCATTGATGAGATTGGCAACTTTGGGGTCAACATTACCGGTGCTGACAAAGGGCCGGGTAGTGTCAAACGCATGATCGACTACGTGCAATCGCAGCAAATCAGCATTACCAAACGTTCGACAAGTCTCATAAAAAGCTACCGCAATTTCATGTGGAAGACCGATAAAGATGGCAAAATCCTCAATGAATACGACCACTACTGGTCTGATGGCATGATGGCGACAATCTACGGCATGAACAGTTTAGTACCGATGAATGACGTGCATGTTTACAAACCGCCAGAATACCGGGGCGTCAAGCAAAAGTATACGCGTGCCGCATAAGCGTGTTACAATGCGTGAAAATGGCGACGACTAAAGGCGAAACAGAGAAATTGACCAAAGCGCAGCGGCAGGCTAAGCAAGCCGAAGCTGAAACGCTGGCGATGGTCATAGAAGATTTTAATAACCACTGGGAGTACGTGACCGGCAGCTGGCATAATCGCTGGCTCGATAACTACAAACTGTACAACAACGAGCGTATCAAACGGGGTTACCTCGGCGTCTCTGACACTTTCGTCCCAATGACGTTCAGTACCGTCGAAACGCTAACCTCGGCCCTGTTTGGCACCAAGCCGAAACTCCAGTTCTTGCCACCCCAAGACCGTCAAGATCAAGACACTACCATCTTGAACGGCCTCATTGACTACTACTGGGATAAGGATCAGTGGAGTGTCAAGTGTATCAACACGGGGCGTGGTTTTATCCGTGAAGGCACCGCCATCGACTACTTTACGTGGGACATTGACCATCCGGTGCTCATCAATGTGCCCGTATGGGACTTTTGCATTGACCCATTCGCCTATGAACTCGATGAGCGGACGACGCGCTGGTGCGGCCGCCGCTACCTCACTACTCTCGATGAGCTCGAACAGTACGAAGTGGTGGATCTCGATGAGCTCGACAAAGAGGGCAATCCGACCGGTGACATGAAGCCGAAGTATAAGAATCTCGACCAGTTAAAAGGTGACAGTACTGACGAAACAGTCGAGAGCAGTGGTAGTTCGGCGGGCGACCAGAAGACTGATAAACAGGAAAAGGACTTGCTGTATGGGTCAGTGCTGCCCGAAGTCAAAGACCAGATCGAAGTCATTGAGTACTGGACGGTTGATCGGACGATTTCTATCGCCAATCGCCGGGTAGTAATTGAGGACACTGAGAATTACTTCAAAGCCCGCGACCGGGCCAATCAAGTAGCGGCGGGTAAAAAAGCCAGTGAAGTGTTCCCCCAAGGCTTACTACCTTTTGCTGACGCTCGCAACTACGTCGATGGCTCGCTGTTTTACGCGAAGGGTGACGTGGACTTCATCGCCGACCAACAGGAAGATCTAAACGATTTCAGTAACCAGGAAAAGGACGCGATTTCCTTTAACTTGAACCAACAGAAGACGCTCGATCCGAAGTACAAGCACTTAATGCAGGAAATCGAAAACCTGCCCGGCGAAATCATCCCCGTCGAAGCGGGTGCGTATGTACCGGTGCCGACCGGCGTCATTCCGCCCGACGCTTTTAATGAGCGCATGAACATCAAGAACGAGATTCGAGAAACGACGGCCTCGAATGAGGTGATTAAGGGTGTCGGCCAGACGGCTGGCGCTAAGCAGACCGCCACCGAGATTAACGCCCAAGTTGCCGGAGCCGGACAACGGATTAGTTTGAAAGTCACCCAGTTGGAAAACGGCTACTTCCACCGCATGGCAAAGATTGTCTTCCGTTTAATCCAATTGTACGTGACTGAACCGATGATGGTGCGTATCGTGGGCAAAGATGGCGCCAATTGGCAGGAGTTTGACCCCGCAGAGTTCAGGGGGTTGTATGAGCCACGCGTGCAGCTTGACCTGACCGTGCAGCAGAAGAAGCAGACCCAGCAGCAAGACGCCGCCAACCTCTTAAAAGCTTTCTTAAATGATCCCAATGTGGCGCAGCGTGAGCTGACAAAACTGGTATTGTCCCGTGGTTTTGAACTCGATCCTGACGAGGTTGAACAGCTATTAGTACCTGATCCCACCCAAGGCATGCCGCAGCCGGGCGTACCCGAAGGTATGGCAGGCGCCGATGCCGCAGCGCTGCCGCCCGCACCAGTGGCAGCCGGTGCAGCACCAACCCCAGGTCTGCCGCTACCTGGTATGGCAACCACGCCCGGCGGCCAAGTCCACGAAACAGCTGACATGGTGAAGATGTTCTCGAGTACCGATGACCCAGCCGTCCGCAATGCGATTTTGGCGTCACTTGGCTTGCCGCCCGAGCAAACCCCACCACTCGCCGCCGCACCGGCAGCCACTCCCAGTGCCGCTGCGACAAGTCAAACTCCAGCGCCTGGAACGAGTCCGCTCGCTGGACTACCACCCGAAGCCCTCTTGGCTGCCCCGAGTGACCTGACACCCGACGAGCTGGCCCAACTCGTGGCGGCGCACGCCCAAGACAGCCAAGGAGCGGCCGCGTGAGCCGGTTTGCCCGCGAGTACGAGCAGTTCTTTAGTAGTCCGGCAGGCATAAGCCTGTTGACATGGCTGCAAGAACAACGTACAACTGAGCATGACCGGGCCGAAGCAAACCCCGAGCACGCCCGTGACTACGTGGCAACCGCTAAAGGATACGGTCAGGTAATCCAGCACATTAGCAGCGTCAGTGATGCGCACGTCACCAGTCGGTATTCCAGTGGTGCCGGTTCAGATAATCAGCCCGATGTCTGAGCCGTTACCACTGGGCTAGGGACTAGCCTGCTAATAAGAGAAAGTAACAGAGATGGACGAAGACACCACAACTTCAGCTCCAGTCGAGACCGGCGCGGCTTCCGCACAACCGGCCCCCGCTGAGACAACTGTAGCGGTCGAACCAACCGATACTGCTACTGAGGTACAAACCGAAGCAACCACGGCGAGCGCGGACGATGATGACGCACAACTTGCTGATTGGGCATCAAAGAAAGGTTTGCAACTCGATAGTGATAACACCCGTAAAGCTGCCAAAATGGCCCGCGAAGCTGAAAAGCTGGCTGGTCGGCATGGTCAACGCGCCGGAGAGTTGGAAAAAGCCACCCAAGCCGTGGCCGATGACAACGCCGCCGCCGAAGCTGCCGCGACCGGACAAGATCCGGAGCTATTGAAGCGCTTGCAACGTGTCGAAGTCAAAGAAGCCGTTCGCGACTTCTGGAATGACCCAAGCCACGATGCTGCCATGGAAAGCAAAATGATCGAAGTACTGGCCGACAAGCCATACTTAGCTGGCGATCTTGACAGTTTATACGCTGTCGCCGTCATGCAATCCGGCGGGGTGAGTGCAGTACAGTCTCAGGCGAAGAAAGACACCCTTTCAGAGCTAGCCCAGAAGCAACAAGCCGCCGTACCACGCGGCAATGCAACGACGCACGCCGCTCCGAAAGAGAAGGACTTTAAAGACCTGTCAATCAAGGAGATGGAAGAGCGTCTGGGCTTTGCTAAACGGTAAACGGGGCGTAATACTTGAGGAGTAACCCCGCATGTCTGCACAGACAACCTCCGGCCTGACGTCGGAAATGAGTACCTACTACGAGAAGGTCTTCCTGGCTCGGGCAGAGTACGAGTACATCTTTAACCAGGGCGCCCAGATGCGTGACATGCCCGCTAACGAAGGTAAGACGGTCTACTTTACCCGTCACACCCCGTTGGCAACGGCCACCACCGCGCTGACTGAAGGCGTCAACCCGGCTGAAGTCAACCTGACGGCCACCACGGTGAGCGCGACGCTCGCTGAGTACGGTAACACCGTCCGTATTAGCCGTTTCTTGGCCCTGACTTCCATCGACCAGAACAACAAAGAGAAGATCGAAGTCGTCGGTCAGAACATGGGCGAAACGCTCGATGAACTGACCCGTAATGAGCTGTTCACCGGCGCGACCGTCCAGTTTGCCGGTGGTAAGGCAGCCTTGACCGCCGTGGCCGCTTCCGACGTGCTGTCAGTCAGCGAAATTCGGAAGGCCGTCCGCACCTTAAAGAAGAACAAGGCCCGCCGCTACCAAGACCCGGTTGCCCCATGGCTTGGCAAGATTGGTCCGGACACGAGCTACGATTTGACCAGTGACACCACATTCATTAACGCCGACATTTACGACAACGGCGCTGAAAAGCTGTACAACGGTGAAATCGGTAAGATTCTCGGTGTCCGCTTCCTGGAAAGCCCGAACCAGAAATCTGAGTCCAGCACCACGACGGTGTACTCTAACTTCATTCACGGTTCCGACGCCTTCGGGTGCATTAACCTGACCGGCGATGGCCCGCAGCTGTACATCATCCCCCACACCCAAATTGACTCCGGCAACCCAGCTGGACGTTTCAGCTTGGTATCGTGGGCTGCTAACTACGTCTGTAAGACGCTGAACTCAGCGTGGTTGATTAACATCAAGACCGGTGCTACGCCATAGTTTTTGAGTTACTAGCTAACTAAACAGGGGCGGTGCAATTCCGCCCCACCAAGGACGTAATGACAACAAGTAAATCAACCAAGAAGACCGGCAGCTACGGCGGCAAGAGTAACAAACTCGGCTACGGCGGCCGCGCCGCGCAACTGAAAGCCAAGGGCGTGCCGGGCGCTGTCATTGGGGCGATTGCCCGGAAGAAGGGCGCCGCCCCCGGTCAGAGTAATTACCACGGAAAGAAAGGTAAGTAATATGGGCATCAAGAGTACGAATGGTATGTCATCGGTGAAGCTCCCGCACAAAGTCGGCAGCAACCCAAATAGCGGTATTCAGGTGGTCAGCGGCAAGCACATTGTCGGTAAGGCAATCAATACCCACCGCGCCAACCCCGGCTTCAAGAAAGGCAAGTAATGGCAACGAATTTTCCCCGGCGATCAGACCCCAACATGGCTGACCCGTACGGGACAATCCAGTACCCGCAACCCCCGCAAGTCCAGGCCTATGGCACCAAAGAGACACGCGATGGGCAAGCCTTGCTAAAGGCCAACGCGCCTGGTAAGCTTAACGAGAATAGGTTTTCCTCTCTAAAACCTAGTCGTAACGACAAATAAGGAGAATGACCAATGGCTGAGAACGATAACGTAGAGCGCGAACGAGTGTCAAAAGCTCGTGACGAAGCGAGCAAGGCTTTAGCTGCCGCGAAGACTGACGAGGACAAGATTAAAGTCCACTACCAGTTTGGACAGGGCTCAATTCAAGACATTGCGCGAGTGTATCGCCGGTCGGTGGATGAAGTGTTGCATATTTTGGAACTGGACGACATGAGTGAAGTCCAGACGCAGGGCGATTTGATTGACCAGTCAGAGGCTGGCCCGGAAGTTCGCGTCAACCCTAATGGCAACCCGGCACGCGCCCACTACACCACTGACTAAATGAAACTCTACAAGTTGTCTCAGTCGCGCAATACTGGTTGGTATACCTATGATTCAGCAATCGTAGCGGCAACCAGTAAGGAAGCGGCTCGGAAAATACTTCCGAGTCCTTTCTATATTTATGACGACGGTACCTTCTACTACCGTTACAAGCACCAGGAACTAGCGGCGGAAGCCACCGACCCGAGTTGGTGCGACCCCAAGTACGTCAAAGCCGAACTCATTGGTACCACCGACCTCCCAGCCGGTGTCGTCAGCAGCAGTTATAACGCGGGCTTCGACGAATCACGCTACCTCGATTTGCGGCGCATGAAAGTCATTGCCCGGCACCACCACAGTAACTCCAAGCGAGCCATGGCCGAACACACCATCACCCAAATTGAACGCCAGCTCAAAGATCGCGGGCTGGCCGAACTCCGCTACCACCTCATTGAAGCCAACCGCACGCATGACCAAGCCAAAAGTTTGGAGTATGAGCTCAAAATCCGTGATTACATGGGTGAAGAACACGAGGACTGGTCTTGAATATTGAAGAATTGCCGAGTTACGTCACCGATGGCGACACCCGCTACTTCCTGACGATTAATCGGGACGTGTACGGGCAGTGGTCAGCTGCTTATCTCGCGTATGACGAAGACGTTCCGGCTGAGGCGCCGTTCGCACCTATGAATGGTTGTGCCACGCTCGCTGAACTAGCGACGCGAATGGAAGCAAAACTTAACCGGTACCGGAGATCATGACTGGCTATGCTATGGTTGATTATCATACTACTCCTCCTAACTCTCATCTTTGGGGCGTAGTATGAAGCTACTGGCAATCCATTCCATCGGGTGGGGTGTTGAACAGGCCGAGTCAGCCGTAGACTTGTGGCGTATCGTCCGACCCCTCCGGGAGCTCAAAAAGCACGTTGATTGGCAAATCGAGGAGCAGCCAACGTTCATTAAGGGCATCGAGAAGTACAAGGACAAAAAAGACTTCTCCGAAGAAGAGCTGGAGAGAGCCGCCACCTACCTCGGTCAGTTTGACATCGTGTGGAGCAGTTACTTCCCCGATTACACCGCTTACCTGCTCATGAAAGTAGTGCACGACCGTTTCGGCACCCAGTTCGTGCTCGATGCGGATGATGATCTGTTCCACGTCAACCCCGATAACCCCTTTTGGACGAAAGTCGGCCACGAACAGGTCTGGTACATGCAGAACATGATTAAAGACGTCGCGTGGATTACCACCACTACTGAACGGTTGGCTGACGTTTTCCGCGCCCGCCGCACACAAGACATCGAAACGGTGGGCGTACTGCCCAACTACCTGCCCGATAGTTACCAGCACCCGCCGTTCGACAACACACCACGCACCGTGATTGGCTATTTCGGGGGTGCCAGCCACTTCGGCGACCTCAATCAGAGCCACGTCACCCAAGCTATCAAGCACTTGATGCGGAAAGACCGTACCCTTCACTTCAAAACCATCAACATGCCCATGGCAATGAACACTCCGAAAGCCCGCACCCACTTTCATGACGGCAAACGCGGCGAAAAGTGGGTGACCGAGCTGTTTCCGACACTCCAAATGGATATTTGCATCGTCCCAGTCTTAAATAACATCTTTAACGAGGGGAAGAGTAACATCAAGTGGCAGGAAGCCACGCGTATGGGTGCCGCGACCATTTGCAGTAACGTCGGCCCGTACGCCGATTTGCCTGATACGGTGACACTGAAAGTCAGCAACCACTACTACCCATGGCTGCACGCCCTGGAGAAACTTATATACGATGTCGAGTTCCGCCGCCAGCAGGTCAGCCACGCCCAAGCCGAGCTTACCAAGTGGCGCTTAGAGGACCACTGGCAAGAGTACAAAGCGTTCTTTGAACGAGTTCATAACAGTAAAGGAATTTAAAAACATGCCAAAACGAGTGTTATTGACGGGGGCGGGCGGTTTCGTTGGTTCCCACACCTTGCGCCACTTACTGGTAAATACTGACTGGGAAATTGTCGTTTTGGACAGTTTCCGGCACAAGGGGACGACCGACCGAGTTGCCACCCAATTAGACGGACAGGACAAAAGCCGCGTACACGTCTTTGTTCACGACCTCAGGGTGCCAATTTCGTCTATCCTGGCCCGCAAAATAGGGCGCTTGGACTACATCATTAGCATGGCAAGCGAAAGCCACGTTGACCGGTCGATTGCCGAACCACGCGATTTTATTGAGAACAACGTGCAGCTCATGCTAACACTCCTGGAGTACGCCCGCGAGTACCCAGTAGGTAAGTTTCTCCAGGTCAGCACCGATGAAGTGTATGGCCCGGCTCCGAACGGTCACAACCATGTTGAATGGGAAACGTACCTGCCGAGTAATCCCTACTCAGCCTCCAAAGCCGCCCAGGAATCCATCTGCTTTGCGTACTGGCGTACCTACGGTATTCCCCTGATTATCACCAACACTATGAACATCATCGGTGAATTGCAGGACGCTGAGAAGTTCGTCCCAATGGTCATGCAAAAGGTAGCCAAGGGCGAACCTATGACCATCCACGCCTCCAAAACGGGCGAAATTGGCTCCCGTTTCTACTTACACGCCCGGAACCAAGCTGACGCGCTGCTGTACCTGCTCACCCACGTCGAGCCGGTCCGCTACGGGGACAGCGATAAACCCGATAAGTTCCACATCGTCGGCGAACGGGAGATTGACAACCTTCAAATGGCCCAGTTAGTCGCCCAGTACATGGGCAAACCGCTGAAGTATGAATTGGTTGATTTTCACAGTTCGCGTCCCGGGCACGACCTGCGTTACGCCTTAGATGGGTCGAAGCTAGCGGTATTAGGCTGGAAAGCACCGTTCAGTTTGGAGGAATCACTCCAACGTACCGTCGAGTGGACACTAAACAATAAGGAGTACTTACAGTGAAAAAAGTGGGCATTACCGGTGGGGCCGGGTTTATTGGCAGTCACGTTATAGATGAATTAATCGCCCGAGGCTACTACCCGGTCGTCTTTGACCACCACGAACACGAACTACACCGGCCTGACGTCGAAATGTTCCTCGGTGACGTCCGTGATGAAGTCGCCATGGCTGAACTGGCAGCCCACGTCGATGGTATCATCCACTTGGCTGCTGTCTTAGGCACCCAGGAAACGATTGCCAACCCCCGACCCGCAGCCCGCAGTAACTTAGAAGGCGGCCTCAATTTCCTGGAAGCCGTCAGTCAGTATAACTTACCAGGTGTTTACATCGCTGTGGGAAATTGGTGGATGAATAATCCCTACTCGATTACAAAAAACATGATCGAGCGCTTCACACACATGTACAACAAGGATCGAGGCACGCGGGTCAACATTGTCCGGGCCGTCAATGCTTACGGTGAACGTCAGTTAGCCGCCGCTCCGTTTGCGCATGGCAAAGTCCGTAAGATTACCCCGAGTCTGGTCTGCCGAGCCTTATCTGGTATGCCGATGGAACTGTATGGTGGGGGCACACAGGTCTCCGACATGGTGTACGTCGGTGACGTCGCTCGGGCACTCGTCAACGCGTTAGAAAGCGCTGAACGTGGTGAAGTACTCGATTACGCGGTAGAGGTCGGCCCCACTGAGCACCACACGATTCGGCAGGTCGCCGACCTGGTTAACGAACTTGTCGCTGCCAAGGGCTATACTCCGGTCGATATCGTTAGTTTGCCCATGCGCCCCGGTGAAAAAGCCGGTGACAAGGTGACGGCCGACAACCAGAGTCTACGGGCTATTGGGATGCATCCCGACGAACTGATACCTCTAAAAGAGGGTATGGCCCTCACCATTGACTGGTATATTGATAACTGTGGCAGAACGTGGACGCAGCCGCACGAAACCGACACGATGCACCATGAAACAACGTAAGTTAAGGCAGTTCATTTGTATCATCCACCATCGTGAGGGTGACGCAAAGTGGCTGATTCCCCTGCTGCAATCGATTAACACCGAGTACCCAGTAGTAATTACTAACCACACCGGTAGTGAGTGGTGCATGGGTGCCATTCAGCAGACCTGCCAGCGACTCGATTACGACGAGATTGTGTTCTTGAACGAATCAATGGTAATCAAGGACAATGCCGTGTGGGACATCCTCTTTAAAGACTACGCCGGACAGTCGGTAATGCTCGGCGAACGATTCCTGATGTTTTTCGGCAAATTCCGCCGCCAGCAGGTCGATAAGCTGACTTTTCCAACCGTCCGTAACAAAATTGATGACGTTCTATTAGGTGAAGGCCAGTGGTGCCGCCAGTACATGGAACTGGGCGAGTACGTGGAACTGCAACCCTTGGCTGATGGTAACAGGTTCACCGAAAAACACGGCCGGACGAACATGGTGCTGGAAAATGACTACTTTATTAAGTGGAAGGGCAGTTGGGATATGGAAACGCTGCTGAGAAACGCTTGATATATGGTATACTGCGCCTAAATGGCCTGGCATGACGACGTAGCCGCCCAACGACAAGCCGCCCGAGATAAGCAGGCGTCTACTTCCATGCACCAAGAGAGTCTGGCAGCTATTAGTAGTTCAACTAAAGGGCTGACGACGCCCCAAGATATTCAGTCACTGCTAGAGGAACTACGCCGTCAAGGTCTCGATAACTACCTTAACAAACCAAAATCTGAACCCGTGGTGGTGCAGACGAACCTCAATGCGGCGACGGAAATTGAACAGCTCGGCCTTACCATTAGTGACGCCATCCACAACGGCCTGCAAGACTTACGCAGCGACGGTCAGGAAGTCAAAGTCCTCGAACAACTGAAAACAGCCCTTGATGACTACACGAAAGCCGTCCGCGAAGATAGCGCCAGCGACAGTAAGGCGGCGGTGGCGCTTCTGGACGCTGTAAAAGCCATCAAAGTAGCGCCCGTGGTCAATGTACCGGCTCCCCACGTGACCGTGCAGGCTCCCCAAGTTAACCTTAAGCCACTTCAGCAGACTTTGCAGGACTATTTTAGCAAGGAAGATCAGGGAGAAGCCCTCGACTTATCGTGTTTTCGGCCCCAGGATATCAAAGAAAGCGGTGACGTCCAGTACGTTGGCTTTGAACACCCTAACGGGCAGTGGTACATCCTCGAAAATGACGTCAAAAGCGGCCAGATGCGTTACGTGTTCGGGCAAGAAGGCTACGCGGCGGCGTTCACAAAGGCGGCCAGCTACCGCTACACTTACTTAAGTGAGGCTACCCATGCGCTTACAGCTTGACCCATTGTCACCAACCGGTATAAGCGTGGTTACGCCGGTAGTGGTGAAGTCGTCGAATGGTTACGTGCAACGTGACGTCACCGGATTGATTACCGCTGGATCAAACGTTACCATTACCGGTCAGGGCACGAATATCAGTCCACTAGTTATCAGTGCCGCAGGTAGTGGTGGCATCACCGACGGTGATAAGGGAGACATCACGGTTTCGAGCGGTGGGAGCGTTTGGACAATTGACGCCGCCACCGTGACGGTTGCCAAAATATCGGCAAGTGGCACCCCAAGTAGCAGTACCTACCTACGGGGTGATGGCAGTTGGGCCACTGTCACTGGGAGCGGTTCAGGTATTACCCGTACCGTATCTATCGTTGCGACCAATACTACCGCTGGCAGCAGCGCGACCACTGATTA